TTTTGTTTGGGAAATATTTGTCATTTACTAAAGCACCCCTAAGCAAAAGAGATCCGATCAAGCAAGAGGCGTGTGTTTTTATTTACCCAAATGCGATCCAAAAACAACTTGACATAGATAAGGAAACATGGAAAAGCTATCACGCAAATCTTGAAAATCAGGGCTATATTTCGACCCAATTTTTGGCTAATTCAGACGCCATCGTGGTGTGTATAAAAAAAGCCCTATTATAATAATATTTTTATTTAATATTTTATTTAAAAAAAATATATAAAAATATTTTTATAGCAAACCGGAAATAAAAAACTAAAAATGCCAAAGACTCAAACAAAACCAATTATCACCGACGAGGCCATCCAAAGGCTTTATGGGGGTATTGAGTTAGATGAGGTTGGCATTTTGAAGCCACGGAGTTGCGATCATTGCGGACACACGATCACGCCAAGAAAAGAAACACTAAGCCGGGGATTAGTTGATTCGCTAAAGGAAATGCACGCGGTTATTAAGCGCAAAGGCATCAATGAATTTAGCTACGAGGGGGATGTTAAATGGCCGTATAGTCGCATCGCCAATTTCCAAAAGCTACGATACCACGGTTTGGCCCACCACGCGCGAAATACCGACGGAAGTATCAAAGCTGGCTATTGGATTATTACCAAGCAAGGAGGAGAGTTTTTGAGGAATTTAAGGGGTATCCCAAAGACAGTATACGTCGAAGAAAATCGGATTATAGCCTACGGCGACGATACAGTGTTTATTTCCGATTTTTACAGCAAAGAGATCTACACAGAGGATTATTGGCAGACAAATTTTGGGTTGCCGTTTGAGATTGATCCACCACAAAGAAGTTTGTTTTAAGTAATAAATAATTAAAATTATGTCATTAACATTTAGTAAGCTAAAAAATCATTTAGAAAATTCAGATGGAGAGGTTGAAATCAACGGAGTAAAACTGTATCTACATGAAGATCAAGATAGTATTCATCTTGGTGAATTTGGGTTTATTTGCGATCACAAAACAGGCGAAGAATATAATATCTTAAATGATTTTTATTTTTCTGGATTAAATGCCAAAGATCTTAAAGAAAAAATCAAAGCCTTAATTGAATTTATAAAATATTGCACAGAGCAGTTTGATTGTGGGTATCCTGATTATTACATTGAGATGGCAACTTTTTCAGACAGCAATATAGCCGATAATCCGGTTGTTGATAAAAAATCAGAAGATCCAATTGCTGAACAATTTAAAAAGGAAAATATTGAGTTAAAAGAAGCCAACGCAAAAATATCAGTTTATAAGGAAATAATTGGCGGATCCTCAATAACAATCCAAAAATGAAACTTAATAAAAAATGGCGCCGGATCAACCCATATATTTGCACTCGATGTGGCAAAAAACGATACTCGTTTCGATGGGGTAGATCACAAGCAAAAATTTGCACAGTGTGCGAGCGGTTAGTCGTCGACGAGCGCCAAAAAACACTGCCAATATGAAATATCTAAATAAAATATCAGAAGCTGACTTGCAAAAATCAATCCTTGACTGGCTGGCATATCAAAAGGGTCAATACTGGAGACAGAACACCGGAGCAATGCCTATCGAGGGTAGTAACGGCAAAAAGAGATTCATCCGATTTGGGGTTAAAGGCGTGGCGGATATTCTCGGAATCAATGACAAGGGGCAATTTGTGGCAATCGAAGTAAAAAGAAAACCAAACAAACCAAGCACGGAGCAACAGACATTTATCGACATGGTTAATTATTGGGGAGGCATTGGGGTTGTGGCCTATGAGCTGTCGGATGTAATAAATAGATTTAATCAAAAGTAATATGCTTATCTTCTTGGACACTGAAACAACAGGAATCGAAAACGGCCGATTGGTCCAGCTTGCCTACAAAGCCGGGGATAATTTTGTGAATGAGTTTTTTAAACCGGCCGAACCGATCACCATTGAGGCGATGTCAATTCATCACATTACAAACGAGATGGTCGCGGATAAGCCTATTTTAACCGATGAAAAGAAAGAGGAGTTGTCACAGCTTTTTGAGAACAATATTATCGTCGCCCATAATGCCAAATATGATATTGATGTTTTAAACCGGGAGGGTATTCGAACCGGCAAATATATTTGCACGCTTAAGGTAGCACAAAATCTTTATGATTTGCCACAGTATAAGTTGCAATATTTGAGATATTGGATGGGGTTGGTGATTGATGATGTTGTGGCCCATGATGCACTTTCAGACATTATTGTTTTGGAAAAGGTATTTGATAGATGCAAGACCGTCGACGGCGGTGATATGCCGGAGGAAAAAATGATTGAAATATCATCAATGCCGGTGCTACTGCGCAAAATGTCTTTTGGAAAATATAAGGGTCAAGCGGTTGAGGAAGTTGCCAAAAATGATGTTGGTTATCTGCAATGGCTACGCCGACAAGATGATCTCGATGAGGACTTAATTCACACCTTGGATTATTACTTAAAAAAATAGACCTATGGAAAATCTATATTATATACCACCGGCCGATGGGCTATTTGATGAGTTAAAGGCCAAGTCGATTGAAATTTGGTCAGGTATGGGATCAGAGCCAAGTTATTCGCAGGAGAAAATTGGCAGGATCAAGGACATAAAAAATGTAGGCGATAATTTCATGTATATGGTTGCAATGTTTGATCGATTTAACCAAGCCAAGTTGGCTGATAAATTAAGCCCGGAAGCGCGCAAGGCTGTAAGAGAAAGAATGGTCGCCGGGGGAAATCCGGAATATCTAATTGTTTTTTAACTAAAATTGGTTGGCTTCTGTTGCCTCACCCGCAAATCTGTATCCTTTCCAGCAACCATCCCGGTAAATGAATGGAGCGAATAGCCGGGAACAATATTATATGACAAAAGAAAAAGCAGTTAAAAATTTAGTTGATTTTACCAAGATATTAGACGATCTCGATGTGCCTTTTATTTTGGATGGTGGCACATTGCTTGGCGCTTACCGTGACCAAGATTTTTGTGAGGATGATCACAATGATATTGATCTAACTACTTTTTACCAGTTTGCAGATTTAATGCCGGAAGTATTAAAGAGGTGTCAAAAAATTGGTTTTGAGCTTTATCATGAATGGTCCGGCGGTGATGATCGAACGGCGCAATTGGCAGTGATCCGTGACGGCTTAAAAATTGATTTGATGTTTAAAAAGATCAAAGAGCAATCCCGCAAAGGTGAGGCGATGGTTTGGTGGACTGTATATCAAGGCAAAGAGGTGGTTTATAAAGCGGTGCCGTTTATGTTGGTCACCCCGGCGGCGATGAGAGATAACGGTGACGGAGTAGATGAAACGATTGTCAGAAAAATTGAGTTTTACGGCCGGAAGTATGCTATCCCACATGAGACAGAGGATTATTTGGCTTATCGTTATGGCGAGTGGAAAACGCCGGTCCACCGCAGTCAATACAGTTGTTATTCTACCGATAAAAGTATCGTTGATAATTACCATGCTATATAAAAAATACAAAATTGGAATTTGTTGGGGGGTCTGGGACTTCATGCATGAGGGCCATTTAAATCTGCTTGAGGCCGCGTCTCAACAGTGTTATGAGCTAGTTGTTGGAGTGAGTCGGGATGAGTATTGCGAAAAGGCTAAAAACAAAAAACCATTTTTCAGTTATGATCACCGGCGTCGCCTTGTTTCCGGATTAAAGTTTGTCAGCTCGGCAATCCCGCAGGATGATGGGGAATATTCCAAAAAGGAAATGGTAAAGCTGTTTAATCCGGAGGTGATATTTGTTGGGGATGATTGGCTCGGAAAAGATTGGGAGGGCTCAAAGTTAGGGGTTAAGGTAATTTATTTGCCATACACCGGGGGAGTATCATCAACACAAATAATGCAAAAATTATGACATACGAACGAATAACAGAAGATCCACAATTTGATGGACCAGTGCGCGATAGCCATGAGATTAGATATCGGATCGCGGCGGGATTTGTTGAGCCGGGGGATATAGTCTTGGATGTCGGTTGCGGGGTTGGCTATGGAGCAGAAATATTGAGTCGATGTCCTAAAGTAGAGTATTGTGGTATTGATAAAAATCCGCCAAAAACATCGACAAAGAAAAAGCGTTTTTTAAAAATTGATTTAGAGGAAGAATATGCAGTTTATGGAATCCCGGTTATTATTCAGCACGACATTTTTGTGGCCTTGGAAATTATAGAGCATCTTTCTGATTTTGGAGTATCAAATTTAGTGAGCATGGCAAAAATGGGAGCTCGAAAATGGATTATTGTCAGCACGCCGATTGTGCCAAATAGCAATCCCTACCATATACAGCAATTTAATGAGGGTCAGATTATTGATTTGTTTGTCGATAAAAGCTGGAGACATTATGGCACAGTTATTCAACGGGGGATTTATGGAATATTTATTTTTAAAAGTAAATAACTTAATTATATGAACGAACAAGCCAAGGAGTTTATTCGAGAACAGATGACAAAATTCGGATATTCTAAGTCTCATTTTCGCCTATGCGGGAATGACGATTGTTTTGAGAGAAAGAGGGACAATTCACGCTATTGCCAAGACTGCTCGGATAAAAAGAAAGGAAAATAATGGGAAGATATTTTTACATGAGACCTTATTGCCCGGGTGATCCAAAAAATCTTTGTGATCGTTGTTCAAATCACCGGATGGTTTATATAAAAATTGTTGAAAAAGAGGAAAAGGTAGCAACAATTATTATAAAACTTGGGATTGCATCAACTATTTCCGCCCTTATTATTATGTATTTACTTTATTCATGAATAATCTAACCGCCATCTTAATCAGCTTTTTGCGCCCCGAGTATACCAAGGAGTGTATTAAATCGTTGCGCCGGATGTATCCGGATATTCATATTTTGGTTGGTGACAACGCTGGCCACAATGAGGACTTGGAGTCATGCGCTTGGGAATATGGCGCGCGGTATTTCAGTTTGCCATTTGATAGCGGGGTATGCTTTGCGCGCAATCGGCTGATGGAGTTGGTGCGGACTGATTATGTTTTAGTGGGGGATGATGATTTTTATTATACCGAGACGGCCAAGGTGCCCGAGATGTTGAAACTGCTTGAGAATAATCGAGCTTTATCTTTAATCGGCGGTCGAGTTTTTGAGGGCGGAAAGGTTAAAAATTACCAAGGCACAATTGATATTTACCCGGATCATTTTGTTTACCATAAAATTGACGAAACCAAAAATTTAATCGATAAGGCAAGCGGTTTGCATTATCAGGAGTGCGATATCACATTTAATTATTTTGTGGCATGCACAAAGGATATTCTGCCAATTCAATGGGACGAAAACATCAAGGTGGCATTTGAGCATTCAGATTGGTTTATCTCTTTGAAAAAGGCTGGACTGAAAGTTGCATATACCCCCGACGCGGTTGTGGTCCATAAGCCGGAGCATGTCAAAGTGGCGAGAGAATTGGAATATCGAGGATATCGAACACGGCGGTCAGACAAAGATTATTTCTTTAAGAAGCACAATCTGCGCTATTCAATTGGGTTGAATGGGGTGCGGACTAATTTCAATTTGACTGATGAGGAAATGCGTAATATTCGGGGGCATATTAAGAAGCCGGAGGCTAAGGCGGATTATTGCATTTGCATTACTACCATGAACCGCAAATCAAGCCTTGAGACGCTTTTAAAATCGATTTTCGCGCGATATCAGGACGTTCCGGTATATATTGCTGATCAGTCAGATTCTTTCGATATAGAGTGGTATAAGCGGGTCTGGAGCGAATTGGATTATTTGGTCAAGCCGGTGGCATACCAAATCAAGCCGGATTCGGGTTTATCGGCGGCTCGAAACTATTTGGTGGATAAAAGCAAAGAGCCAGTGATGATTTTCATGGAGGATGATTTTGTGCTCAATAAAGATTCGAACCTCAAAAGATTGGTGCATTTGGTCAACATGCGCGACGACGTTTCTTTGGCTGGCGGTGGCATTATTCAGAATGACTTGTTGCTACATTTTGAGTTTAGGTTTAAAAGGTTGGGTGAGACTATTTATCATGTGCCGGATGGTGATCACTGGCAAAGAGAGAATGGCATAAATTATAAAGAAACTGGTTGCGTCTTTAATTTCTTTGCGGTCAAGCGGAAATTATTTAATGATGTCCGTTGGGATGAAAACATAAAGATTAACGGTGAGCATAATGATTTTTTCTATCGGATATCAAAGACGGATCACAAAGTAGTTTACACGGCGGATGTTACAATTGACCACGAGAAAAATTTGTCAGATTTGGATTATAGGCAAAAGAGGAGTCGGCAGTTTATGGATTTGATGCTAAAGAAACACCGAGCAAAGCAATTAACGTATTTGAGCGGGTTTACTTACAAATTAACCGATGATGGCAAGGTCTGCACCACGCGGGTGGTGCCATACTCTCTTATAAATAAAAAATGATATGCAACACCAAGGAGTAAAGTATGAAATGTTTGGAGGGGATGATGCTGAAATGTATAATGCACTTCACGCATCATTTTGTGAAAACGCTGGAGGTAAAGACGCAGGGATTGTATATGGCTGGATTGATGAAACTCCCAAGACGAGCATGATTGTAAGTTTGGTGGACAAGCTAAAAGAAATGGGTTATGGAATTTATCCCTTAAAAGACTAAACCCCCTAATTAACCTAAACAATATGATACGTTGTAAAGTTTGCAAAAAATTCGCCAGAATTGAACGAGTTATTATAAATCAGTTTAGAGCTGAAGTGGTTTCAACAATTGGTAGTTGTGTAAGTTGTGGCTATGAAAATCAAGAAAACATGGTTGACTACGATGATTTTGAAGAGCTAGGGATTGATATGTAACCTAAATAATAAATAATTAAATAAGTAAAACACTATGCAAAATATGGTTATCACAACAGAGCTTATTGACCAGTTGGTCACAAAGCACCAAGAGTTAGCGCAACAGAAAAATTTGGCATCTGAACTATTGCGCACCGCGCAGGACAGATTTGGCCATCGAGAAGTTGAAATTGAGCGCGAGGGCAAAAAGGTCACTGTCACTGAAAAGGTATTATGGGATGAGGTTTTTTATCTCTATTCGATCCAAGGTGATAACGCCGAAGCGGTGAAAATTCTTAAGGGATTGCATCCGGAAGTGTTTGAGGCATTTGGCAAGCAAGAGCAGTTGGCAATGGATGTAAAGAAATTTGTTTTATTGGAGCTTAGTATCGACGTTAATGCAATGAGCATCGCGGATTATATCCGGTTGACTTTAGCCTTGATTGAATACAAAAAATAATGGTATTTGAAGAAAGAAAAACTGGGCAGGAGTTTGAGTATAAAACCGAGGGGGTCTTTGGGACTATGGTTTTTATTTCTCCTGTCCAGTTGGACGCGGAAAAGCTCGATGCGATCTTTGTGGCAGTATTGGGAGCCAAGGCACCAAAGGGTATCGTTGGACCAGTCAAATTTGAGTTTGCCATGAGGCCGACATGGGACGATGACGATGAGGAGGAAACAGAGGAAGATGGACCAGTGGAAACAAAATCGTCTTTAGTTACTAGAATAATTGAAATATGGAGGAGAATAAAAACGAAAATAAAAAAGTAGTTACCGGCAATCAGTATGTTGCGGATCCCCGACAGTCTGAATTTTTGAATTTCTATCATGATCCGCAGAGCCCAACTTTTGGCAATGCTCTAAAATCTGCATTGCGTGCCGGATACTCAAAAGACCATGCCCGCAATATTACTTATCGCAGTGGTAAGTGGTTAAGGGAATTTGACGGACGACTTCGTAAGAACAGAATGCTAAAATTAGCAGAGAAAAACATTTGGTACTTTTTGACACTGGATACCATAAACACTGGTGTCACCAAAAAGGGTGACACATTCGAGTTTAATGATCCGCGCCTTGAGAGAATAAAATCGGACGTGTCAAAATTCGTCCTTGAGAGAGTGGCAAAAGAGGAATGGGGGCCATCAATGCGATTAGACGGCAAGGGGGGTCAGCCAATTTTAGGCATTCAATTTGTAGTAGTAAATTCACGCGAAGATGCAGACAAAATATCAAACCCAACAGCAATATTTGACGTTCCCGGTGACTCCAGTATTCAACCGGAATTACCAAGCGGTCAGCCGCATAGTAGTTAACCAAGGGGGGACTGGGAGTTCAAAGTCTTATTCCTTGGCTCAATTGATGGTTGCCAAGTGTTTTCAGCACACCGGATTAACAATCTCGATTGTCAGAAAGGCGTTGCCAACCCTAAAGGCAACGGCCATGAAAGACTTTTTTAAGATATTACTTGAAAATAATCTATACAATGAGGAAAACCACAACAAAACCGATAATATTTACCACCTCAATGGGAACGTCGTAGAGTTTTTTGCACTCGATGATCCGCAGAAAGTCAGGAGCCGACGCCGTGACATTCTGTGGCTTAACGAGGGCAATGAGTTTACGCTCGAGGACTGGCGCCAGTTGTCGATGCGTACCAATAAGCAGATTTTCTTGGACTTTAACCCATCGGATCAATTCCACTGGATTTATGACCATGTGCTCAATCGAGAGGACTGCCAGTTGATCGTTTCGACCTATTTGGATAATCCCTTTTTGCCGATTGAATTGGTTAAGGAAATTGAGGGTTATAAACTACTAGACGAGAATTACTGGAAGATTTACGGCCTTGGAGAGAGAGGCACATCAAATGCCACGGTCTACACCCATTGGCAGTTGATTGATAAATTGCCCGAGGACTACGATGAGGAAATCTACGGATTGGACTTTGGTTTTAATAACCCAAGTTGTTTACAGAAAATCAGAATTAAAGACCAAAATGTCCATTCACAAGAGTTGATTTATCAGTCAAAATTGACCAACGCCGAGCTGATAATGAGGCTCAAGGGTTGGAGCCGGATGACCGAAGATGAAAAAGAAAAGTGGATAAGTAATGGCAGGACAGAGGAGCAATGTGGGGATCTAAAAGTGCCCTATAGCGCGCTGATCTACTGCGACGCCGCCGAACCACAACGCATCGAGGAAATTAGGCAGGCAGGATTTAATGCCATAGCGGCGAACAAGGATGTTAAAAAGGGAATTGACACACTCAAGACCAGACACTGGTTTATTACCAAGGATTCAATCAATACCCAAAAAGAATCCAAGGCATATCGATATAAAGTGATTAACGGTGAGGTCACCGATGAACCGGTTAAGGCAAACGACCACGCCATGGACGCGATCAGATACCCGGTGCACACACATTCCAATCAGCCATTTATTGGCTTTGTTTAGAGAAATAAGCGTCTTAAGTTGACTTAAGACAGTAAAAAATAAAAGTTTATAAACATTTGTAAACAAAAAAATGGCAACAGAAATAAATAAAATTCCCTTGCGGACTCCAAACAATAAGCCGGAGCAAATGTTACTTGGTTTTATAGTCGACGAAGCTAGCCGGGTGCAGTATGGCAAGATCGTCATCGAGGTGACCGTTCGCAATGGAAAGTTGGCCAGCATTCAGAGCACCGAGATCAAGAGAACGGCAATACTTGAGTAAATTTCTTGACACTGTTTTAAAGGGTGGTATAATTTAAATAACAATTCAAATATTCCTGTCCGTAGGAAAGAATCCCCGGGCACACAATTAACTTTGTGTGTCCGTTTTTTATAGGAAAAAATGGCAAACTTTTTCGGAAAACTAAAATCACTCATGTCTCAAAAATCATATTGGGGCAGTCTTGCCATAGGGCTACCGGAGGCAGAATCTCGCCTTGGTAAAAACTATTTAAAGGCATATGAATTGTCATTGTACCTAAACAAAGCAATTGAAAAGCGAGCTGAAAAGGTTGGTCAGATTAAATTCAAACTAACAAAGGGTGACCGCGAAGTTGTCTCAACTGATTCGGAATATCAAAGGCTTAAGTTGTTATATAAGCCAAATAGTCTTTTTACCGCACCAGAGTTTTGGTCACTTTATCAGAAATATCTCGACCTTACCGGCGAGGCTTATATCCTCATTATCCGCAATGGCGGAATGGGCGAAGCTGTCCAACCAACTGAACTACATTTATTGCGACCAGACTTGGTCAAGCCTGTTTTTAATGATGACGGCTCGGTTGAAAAATACGAATATCGTCAAGGTGGTGGAGACAGCAACTCATACAGCGCCGAGGATATTATTTATATCTTTAACCCTAATCCGCTTAATCCGTTGCGCGGAACGAGTATTGTCAAAGCCGGGATCAAAAGCATTGAGACCGAATTGCAGATCACGGAGTACCACTCAAAGGTTATCGCGAATGGTGGCAAGGTTGAAAATATCATCAGCTTTAAATCTCCAAACTTGACTCAAACACAGTTGACCGAACTTAAAGGCCAATATGAGGAGCAGGTGTCAGGGGCCAAAAACAGCGCCAAGCCTTTATTTTTGGGCGGTGAGGCAACATTTCAGCGTATTGGTTTAAACCCCGAGGAGTTGTCATACATGGAGACCAAGAAAATGACACTCCATGATATTTGTTTGATGACCGGCGTGCCAAAGTCTGTTTTATCCAATGTTGAGGATATTCAATTTAGCAATGTGCGCGAGTCTCACCGCATTTTTTTGCAGGAGACTATTAGACCATTGTTGGATAAGTTGACTACCAAACTTGATGAGGTCTTTTTCCCGGATGATAATTTGACTCTTAGCTATGACGACCCAACGCCGGAGGATGTAGAAGAAACCCGAAAAACCCTTGAGACCGCCAACGCTATTAACGCTCTTACCACCAACGAAAAGCGCCGATTCCTTGAGCGCCTTGATCTTGATGGTTTGGACCCAGTTGACGGCGGAGATGAGGTCTTGGTGCCATTTTCAGTGTCGCCACTTAGCGTTATTGACGAGGAACCGGAAGCACCGGCCGAACAGCAAAACAGCATAGTCAAAAAGGCAGAGGAGTTTGATCATCCATTGCGGGATGAGTATTTTCGCAAAAAGTATGGGGGAATGATGATCAAGCGTCTTGATCGCCGAGAGGCACGCTTTATTAGAATTTTGCGCGCTTATTGGGTAGATCAGGAAAAAAGGTTGTTAGAGCAGGTTGATCCAGTTAACACCCGAGTATATCGTCGAAAGAATTTAATTGACGATATATTCCGAGAGGAGCTAGAAATCAAAATCGCAACTGATGCATTTTTGCCATTTTTACGAGATATCTTAATCGAAGCCGGAGAGGACTCAAAGTTGATCGCCGGATCGCGCTTTGATTTTGTTATCAGCGCAGAGATTCAGTCATGGCTTGAAAAGAAAGCGGATATTTTCACCAAAGAAATCAACAACACCACATTTAAAAAATTGCAAAAGGAATTTGCCCAAAGTCTTGAGGCTGGAGAGAGTAGGCAGGATTTGGTCCGTCGGATCCAAAGGGTTTACGGTGGCATCAAGAAAAACCGAGCACAAACAATCGCCCGCACTGAAATTCTAGGTACTACCATGAAAGGCACTTTTGAGGGATATAAGCAGGGAGGATTGCCAATCAAGATTTGGGTTTCCGTTCAAGATTTAAACACACGCCACAGTCATTCGCTTATTGATGGGGAGGAAAGACCAATTGATATGCCATTCAGTAATGGCTTAATGTACCCCGGAGATCCAAGTGGATCAGCGGATGAAATCATAAATTGTCGATGTTCAATCTAATTAGCTAAATAAAAAGAAAGATTATTAAAAAAGATATGCTACACAAAAAACTGCTATTCAACGTGAAGAAGGTGGATGCGCAGACCGCGACGATCGAGGGCGTGTTTTCAACCGCCGATGAAGATCGCCACGGAAATGTTGTGTTGCAAAATTTTGATTTATCAAAGTTTAAGCAAAACCCGGTTATCCTAAATAGCCATAATTATGGCGATGCCACCGAGGTAGTTGGTAAGGCAAATAAAATCTCGGTCAAGGACGGTGTACTACAAGGCACAATCCAATTTGCCGTTTTTGAAAACCCAAAGGCAAAAATCATTTTTGATTTATATGCCGGTGGTTATTTAAAGGCGTTTTCAATTGGATTTATTCCAAAGAAATTCAGTGATGACATGGTCACTATTGAGCAGTCAGAATTATTGGAAATTAGTGCCGTGTCAGTACCGGCCAACGCTTATGCTTTGGCAAAACAAAAGGGAATTGACGTAACAAAACTATATGATCAACCAATTACAAAAAGTGATGAAACTCCGAACGATGATGAGCAGACCCCTGCCGGAGACGGCGACGGTGGTCAAGGCGGTGACAACGATGGAGGAGAAAGTGGAGATCAACCAACAGGTGAGCAAGACGCCGGAGCACCAAAACCAAATGAAGTTGGAGGAGACGGCACAGGAGATCCAATCACAAAAGAGTTTGAGAACTGGTCCGAGGGAAACGAAGTAATCCGGCTAAAAGTCAGGGATATTGCCGAGTTTGAGGATGGTAGTTTTGCCCGCGTTATTTATAAGGCATCTACCCCTAAAATTTCGGCCTTAATCGCACAGCCAAAGGGCGACAGCGTCAAGAAAATCCAAACATTGATTTTCAGCAAGGACGAGGGTTGGACCGTTGACGATGCCAAGAAATACTGGTCACAGAATCAGCACCAAATTATTAACTGGTCAAACGCGATAGAAGAACCACAAGAAAAATCAGCAACACCGGCTCAAAAGTTGGTTAAAGCAATTAGTGGAATGGTCAAGGATCAGGAGGAAAAGGATGTGGCGCGTAAACAAAAATTATTGAAAGTATTGAAAGCGGTTGATGAATACGGCGAGGTTTCAAAGGTCGAAACCCGGACAAAATCCGGCAAAGCCGAGGAGAAAAAAATTCTCAACCAGACAATACGAAAAATGTTAAAGCAAAAGCAATTATTAAATTAACTTATTAAAGCAATGAAAAAATTAACAGATTTGTTAAAGTCCTTGCTTGCTAAAGGTTTTGCCACCGAGGTTGAAAAAGCCAAGGTTGCTCGCCTATACAAAGCGTTGGACGGAGAACAGCAAGAAGCTGTCGAGGAAGATGTTGACAAGGTCAACGACTTGCCGGAGTCAGGTGATGATGCACCTGCTGACGACGAGGAAGATGTCGAGGAAGAAATCCAAAAAGGCATCAAGTCATTATTGACCAAGGCCACTGGTGAATTAAAGGCCGAAGTTAAGGAATGGCTACAAAGTCAGGGAGAGATCATGGCCAAAAAGGCTGGTATCTACCACCCGGAAGTACAGAAAAGCCACAAGCGCCTTTCTGATGCAATCCGCGCCACTGTTAAAGCAGTGAAGTCAGGCGATTCTTCATACTTAGAAGAATTTACTGGTTTGAGCAAAAAGGAACTTACCACCGACGCAACCGGCTCACCATATGGTGGCTACGCTGTTGATAGTGAGTTGTCAGCCGAAATTCGTCACTTGATGACCGAATACGGTGTTGCTCGCCGAGAAATGACAGCCATTCAGTTATCAAAGCATAGCTACAAGGCTAATGAATTGACCACTGATGTCACTGTTTACTGGGTTGACGAGGGATCAGCAATCGGATCAACACAGGTTGTGCTTGGACAGGAAACTTTGGAACTTAAGAAATTGGGCGCCATTGTTACCCTAACCAGCGAATTGATTGCCGACGAGGAAATTGACTTGTTCGCATTCATCGCCTCACGCGTTGCCGAGGGCTTTGCTCGCGCCGAAGATCTTGCATTCTTCGACGGCGATGGCACCTCAACTTATGGTAATTTCACTGGTTTGCTTCGCGCAACCGATGTGAACGAAGTTACCATGGCAGGTAGTACATTTGCCTCAATTGATGCAGATGATTTGATTGACATGGCTGATGCCACCCCACAAGGTGCATTGACTAATGCCAAATACTACATGCACCGCACCATCATGAGTTTCATCCGAAAGCTCAAGACAGCCAACACAAACGAATACATTTATCAGGCACCATCACAATCAGGTCCAGCCACAATTTGGGGCTATCCAGTTGTGTTAGTGGAAGCAATGCCTGCTAAATCAGCGACCGCCGCTGACAAGTCATTCGTTTTGTTCGGTGACTTAAAGAAAGCATGTATCTTCGGATATAAGGGCGCGATTGTGGCCGACCGCTTCAATGCCGGTGTAATCCGCAACGTTGCCAACAACGCAGACATTAACTTGATCACCACTGATCGCGAAGCAATCCGCTGGGTCACCCGAGTTGGGTATATCCGCATTTTGCCAACCGCAGTCACCAAGTTGACTACTGCCGAAGTTTCAGCTTAAACGGTTTGATGCTAGATCAGCTTTGCTGGTCTAGCAAATTAACCGGAATAAGTATGATCACAAAATACGTTTATCGAAACAAAAAAACCGGTGCGGTTATCTGTACCAATGAACAGCTTGATCCAAATAAGTATGAGCTGATTCGCGAGGTGCGTGATGGTCAAATGAAATTGAGAGAAGTAATGACAAAAAATTATGCCCGCTAAAGGATATACAACCGAAGCAAAAATTGAGAACTTTTTAAATATCTCCATCACGGCGAACGCCGCAGATGAGTATATTTTGGCGGCTGAAAAGTATATCGACCAGATCACACAGAGGAACTTTAAGGCTGACAGTGCGGCTAGTGCTCGGTTTTTTAAAGGTAATAACACAGACACGATTTTAATCGACGATTGTATTTCCGTGACAGTCGTTCAGGTAGCCAATGATGAATATGGAGACAGCCTTTCAACGGTTGCGTCAGGTGGTTATATTCTACTACCACGCAACTATGTGCTCGAGCAGATACCAATTAAGCAGGTTTATTTAAAGAGTGGAATTTGGGGACGCAGTAATGTTGCAAATCACAAGATCACGGCTAAGTGGGGTTATTCAGAAAACCCACCGGATGACATTGTTTTTGTCGCCACTGTTTTGGCGGGGGGAATGTATGCGGCTAATAGATCCAGTGGGTCAGGGGAGATTCAAACTGAAAAAATAGGAAATTATTCTGTCACCTATGACACAAGCAGTGGTCAGGCTAGTTGGTCAAGCTTTGAGAGGGCTATGGATATTTTAAGACAGTACATAAAGTATAGTATTTAACTGGGTTCGACGGACGTAAGTGGGGCGATGGTCATCTCATCGCTCCAGCCCAAAAATAATTAAGATGACTAATTATGACTAAACAAGGGAAATATATTAAGTGTTGTTATTGTGGGGCAGAAAAATATAAGCTCCCTTACGAACTTAAAAAAAAGAATTCACTGTTTTGTAGTAAATTGTGTTCCAGTAGGTACAAAGCCGCTTCTAAGGAATTTAGAGATAAGATATCGGTGAAAAAATCTGGTAGCAAAAACTACAATTGGAAAGGCGGAGTGAGTTGGTATAGGTCAATCCATTTCTGGATTAAGAGAGAAAAAGGTGCTCCAAGGAAATGTGTTGACTGTGGAATAACCAATGATATGTCCAATATTCAATGGTCCAATAAAAATCATAGGTATAAAAAGGTTTTGAGTGATTGGCAATCTAGGTGTGTAATTTGCCACCAAAAGTATGACATAAAACATAATAATTTTAAAAGGTATGGACATTAGCAGATTTTTTACAATCACATTCGCAGTACGTCGCCACGTTTGGTCGAACGAAAGCTCGGCTCATGTGGTGCAATCTAGTTTTTTAGGGCATTTACAGCAGGCCAGACTCGAGATGTCTCAACAATTGGGTCTATCGATGACCAAGACATTCAGTGTTTGGTGTGCTGTTAATACCGATGTTGAGGAGGGTGATGAGATCTCCGCCAATGGAGTGACTTATTCCGTCCGCGCCAAGCAGGTGAATAATTATGGTAATAACAAGCACGTTGAGTTGTTAGTTGAAAGACATGAGGAGGTTTTGTCGGTTTAACGCGGGCAGGTGAACTGGCGTCATACAAGATTCATAACCTTGAGAGCTGGGTTCGATTCCCGGGTCCGCAACCAAAATAAATATGGCAGACATCGAAATCATCGGGCTTAAAGACTTGGAGAAAGCGATCGCGCGAAATCCCCAAACCGTTAAGCAGTCAACCAAGATTTATTTTCAAAGAGGATTAGCCGCCTATCGACGAGGGATCTATAACAGCCCATGGAGCATCGGTGATACTGGTGGAGGAGCCCCGGTTGATACTCGCAACCTTGTTCAATCACACGGTGAGAAATTTGGCGATTTTGAGGCCAGTATTGGCCCCGCCAGACGCTTTCCGGTCGAATATGCCATCTATGTCCATCAAGGCACAAAACGGATGAAAAAAAGGCCATGGCTGGACTTTGTGAGGCAACAGCAAGATGGGCAGATCCAAGGGCTACAAAGAGATTTATTAGAAAACATAGTTAAGCAATTAGCGAAATGAAATATCAGGAAATAATCCCATTGATCAAGACAACCATTGAATCCGTACCGGAAGTCAAGCAGGTTTTCGCTTCACCACAAACAAGGTATAGCAAATTTCCAGCAGTTATTTTTTACCCGGCAGACTTTGACAATGTTTTTGAAACTAATGCGGAAAATTTTAAAACCTACAACTTTGTCATCTATGTGATTGTGGGATTAAAGCAGGCTTCAGTTGATGATGCTTTTACCGAGGTTATGCCAAAAGTTGTTGACGCCTTGGTTGAGAAATTTGATCAGGAGTGGAATCAGGGGCCGATTGACGGTCATCAAACATGGGCTCGGATAACCAGTGGTCTTTGGAATACGGCTGAATATCAAAATGCGGAGATTGCGTTTGCCCAATTAAATTTAGGGATTAAATTATTAACTAATATATAAATTATATGGCAGAAATTATTGGTCGGCAGATAGCCGCCGGAATTGGAGTCGAGGATGTGCGGGGAACTGCACCAACCACTCCGGATCGTTGGTTTCGAGCCGTTACTGCAAGCATTGTAGAACGAGCAGAGAGAGCAACTGATGACACAAAGCGCGGACGCTTGGAAGATAGCGAGGGCGCGCGCATCGTGCGCAAATGGGTCGAGGGAAGCCTTGAGGGTATTGTTCACGCTGATGCTATTGGGTTTTTATTCTACAACCTATATGGCGCGGTAAATTCGCAGGTTGTGACCGGCAGTATTTACGATCACGTCTTTACTTTGCAAAACAGCATTCAGCATCCATCGTTGTCGGTTTTTGCTTATGATGGTGGAGTGCAAAATTTGGTATATCGAAATGGTATGGTCAGCTCGCTTGAGCTTACTGTTACCACTGACGATTATGTCAGATTTTCAGCAGAATTTATTGCCAAGGATAGTGCGTCAAACGCTGATTCCCCAAGCTATGCGACGGAGTACGATTTTATCAGTCGCGACGTGACAATGAAAATTGCTGATACCGAGGGCGGACTTTCCGGCGCAACGGCGTTAAAGGTTAAGGAAATGAATATCAGTTGGACCGCCGAAGCAATTGCCGATTATGTCTTTGGATCATACAATCCGGATGATGTTTATAACTCATCATTTATGATCGAGGGTCAAATGACCTTGAATTACGAAGATAACACATTCAAAGATCTATATTTGGCAGACACCTATAAGTACATGCAAATTGTAATTGAGGGTGCGGCCGATATTGGAAGCGGCAACCATCCAACCATCACCATCCTATTTAACCGAGTACAATTTAACGATTGGAATCGAGAGGGTGGAAATGATGAATTGGTGACACAGCCAGTCAGTTTTAAAGCATTCTTGAATGTTACTGATAGCCAACAGTCAGAGGTTACCTTACGCAACTTGATGGCGTCTTACAGCAATCCAGTATCAGCTTAATGTAATAAAAAATCCCCCGGGGAAACCCGGGGGATGGTAAAGGTTAGCTCTTTAAAAGTCAGTACGAAAATGTTTTGTAGGAATCAGTATTTTGTGCCCCTTCAAGATACGCGGTGAGCTCGTTAATGTTTGAACTTGAATTTTTTGTATAGCTACCTACAAAGTGATTTAAGTTTTGATTTATATAGTCTTCGCTCATATTTTCAGGGTCAACAGTATCGCGGTCAATAGCAGCCTGTCTGTCACTGTAGATAAAAACAAAAGCATTTTTTTCACTTAAAAAATCAGAATTTAAAGTTTTTCCTAGCTTAGCCATATCGTTTTCATTAACAAGAGATGGATCAATTAAAATAGTTTTTCCTAGGCCACCATTTGGTATATCCCATTGTTTAATCACTTCGTAGCTTACATTGTCAATATTATCTGAATCACTAACTGGTGAGTCCATTGAGGCGATAATAATTATTAAAAAAATAACAATGCCCAAAATAATCAGCGGAATTTTGCGAGACTTAAACATAAATTAGATATTATTTATTAAACTAATTAACAAATTAAACTACAATAATTATTAACTATTGTCAAGTATTATGTCAAGACCAACTAAAACAGTCAAATTAAGTTCAGGTGCAGAAGTGGATATTATTACCTATCTAACATGGGGTGAAAAGGAGACAATCCAAGCCGTTCTTATGAGTGGTGGCAAGATAGATAATTCAGGATTAAGTGGGTTTGATTCAAATGTATTGAAAGACTACAAATATAAAGGATTCGAAACGTGTATTATTGAGGTTAGAGAAAGCGGAGAAAAAAAGAAATTTACTAAAGAGTGGGTTAATGATCTGTCAGCCGAAGATGGAGACATGCTCTATGATGAGGTTGAGGCTTTGATTCCTAAAAAAAAATTGACGCCCTCGGCTTAAGGCTAGAGCTAGAGGGCAAAAAGCCAGCCAGCTCACTTGTCTTAGCGGAGATGCTTAGTAGTGAGTATGGCTGGCTCCCAAATGATATATATCAGCAGAGAGCAGAAGATATAGAGTCGTATATAGGCATTATTAAAATAAAGCGACTTATGGAAAATTTAAAAAATAAAAAATATGGCCGAAAGTAGAGAACTACAAATTTTACTTACCCTTAAAGACCGAGCCAGTGCGGAACTTAAAAAGGTTGGTGGTTTTTTTGAGCAACACGCCGATACTTTTAGAAGGGTGGGTATTGGGGTTACCGCTATTGGCGGTTCTCTTGCTGTTGTAAGTAAACAATTTATTAGTGCCGCCGCTGATTTTGAGCAAACACAAATAGCATTTGAAACTATGCTTGGGTCGGCCGAAAAAGCAAATGCGTTATTAAAAGATTTAGCCGAGTTTGGAGCGAGAACTCCTTTTGAATTAAAAGAGCTAGAAGAAGCCAGTAAGAAACTTTTAGCATTCGGTATTGACTCAAGTATGCTCATCTCAGATTTAACGTCATTAGGGAATATTGCTGCCGGTGTTGGTACGGACAAAATGCCTTTTTTGATCAATGCTTTCGGTCAGGTTGCAGCCAAGGGTAGACTTATGGGGCAAGAATTATTGCAATTTACCGAGTCAGGTGTTCCACTTTTGCAAGAACTTGCAAATAAATTTGGAGTGACAACCGCTGTTATGCAGGAGATGGTATCAAGTGGTCAAGTTAGTTTCGAAGATGTAAGACAAACCCTAGCAGGGATGTCTGATGAGGGTGGGAGATTTTTCAATTTAATGGATAGTCAAAGTAAAACATTTAGCGGTTTAATGTCTAACTTAAAGGATCAGATAGATTTATTTTTTAGAGAGGGGGGTCAGCCTCTAATAGAGGTTGGCAAGCAGGTAGTCGCGTGGTTAGTTGAGGTTGTCCAGAAATTAAATGATTGGTCAAAGGCAAACCCGGAGCTTATTAAAATAATTGGTGTTTTAGTGGTCACCCTTACTGGCTTGACTTTAATATTAGGACCATTGTTAATTATGTTGCCGGGATTGGTTATAGCATTTAATTTACTCGCAGTTGCAATAGGATTTTTGCTCTCACCAATTGGACTGGTGGTGGCTGCAATTATTGGGATGATTGCAGTTGGTTTTCTCATTGTAAAAAATTGGGATCACATTAAAGAGAAGGCTGCACAATTCGGGGCATTTCTAACTGATAAATTTAATACTATTAAGGACGCGTGGTTTGGTCTTTGGGAAGCGATTGGGACTGTAGCTACCGGCGCATTTGAGGGTATTAAAAATACCATTAAATCAGCCATCAATTGGATTATTGACCAAATAAATAGTTTCGTAAGAGCCGCAAATAAGTTGATTTCCGCTGGCAATGTTATCCCCGGGATTAACATTACAAGAATTCCTGAAATTCCAAAGCTGGCGAAAGGTGGCATTGTTAGAAAACCAACACTTGCCATGATCGGTGAAGCAGGGCCGGAGGCAGTTGTGCCACTTAATAAGTCAGGGTCAATGGGAACAACGGTCAACATTACAGTCAACGGTGACGTATCCGGTGAGGAGCTTGTTCAGAAAGTATCCGAGGGGATTATGCAAACATTGAGATTAAATCAAAGACTAGCGCTCTAATATGTCTATAACGGTAGAACTTAACAATGTAGATATAACCGATCAGGTTGCCTTTCCATCGTTAAGGGTGACACAGATGTTGACCAGTCAGGTTGACACTGCCAACTTTGAAATTGATAACAAAGACGGCACGCGAGCAACACCGGAATTTGATGATGACATCGAGGTTTTTGATGGGGCCACTAAAATTTTTGGCGGTAAAGTTGCGCAGGTTTTGCAAAAGGTCAAAAGCGGAGGCGGTGGCTTTGTGCTGTCCGTTTCTTGCGTTGACCATACCCTTGAATTTGATCGTCAACTGGTGGCTCGAGTTTATGAAAACGAAACGGTCGAGGATATTATCGACGACATTGTCACATCCTATGCGCCCGGCTTTACTGTCACCAATGTTCAAAGCAACTACTTGGTTGAGAAAATTGTTTTTAATCAGGTACCACCATCGGAGTGTTTGAAAAAACTGGCTACTATGTTGCGCTATGATTGGTATATCGACCCGGACAAGGATATTCACTTTTTCCCAAAATTCACCAACACCGCACCTTTTGGACTGACTGATACCAACGGCAATTATATTTATAAATCTTTGACTCGAATTTCTGATGGTAGTCAATTGGTTAATCGCGTAAAGGTTAGAGGAGGAGAATATGATGGCGCGACCTATACCGACACCATCACCGTGTCAGGAGACGACACAAAATCATTTAAATTGCCATATCGATTTGCCAACCTAACAATTGAGCTCGACACCGGATCCGGCTTTGTATCCCAAGATGTGGGAATCGACTTTATTGACGACTTTGTCACTAGAGATGTTTTATATAACTTCGCTGATGCCAACGTCAGATTTGAGAATGCCTTGAGTAATGGTGACAAAATTCGTTTTTCCGGCAACCCTAAAGTACGCGTGTTTGCCGTTGCCGAGGATAGTGTCAGCATTGCCGCTTATGGACGGATTGAGAAGCTGATTAGAGAGAATGACATCAGAAGTAATCTAGTGGCCCGAAAACGAGCCTTGGCGGAGCTATTGGCCTATAATGAGGCCATCATAGACGCCAAATTTAAGACCTATGAGGGTGGATTGCGCACTGGTATGCTGATTAACGTTAAAAGCACCAAAAGGGGCTTAGACGACGATTTATTGATTAAAACGGTGGTATTCCTGCCAAGGACGCCAGTGGAGTTTGAGTATCAGGTGGATTGCGTCAGCACCAAGCGTTATGGCTTAATTGAGACCTTGCAAAAACTACTCCAACCGGAGGCTCAAGATTTTGACGAGGCGGAAGTTTCAGAGGACATTTTTTCAGCCAACGAGGTTTTGAATATCTTGGATGATACAGAGATGATCGTGCCAGTCACGGCTGATGAGGAGGTTGAGATTGATGAAAACTATATATTGGATCCACTGGGCACAGGGGTTGATCCAATATTTATCACCGCGCCGTACACACCGACCAGTCAAACAGATCCAAACCGACCGGGCAGGACCAATATATCGATGCGCACATACGTCAGTTAAAATTGACACCAATTTTTCAGACTGGTAAAATAACATTAACAATCAAACTAAAAATCCGTAGGAAAGAATCCCCGGACATCAGGCTTATGCCTATGTTCGGGGTTTTTGTTTAAAAATATGATCAATCAAGCCGTACCACAACAGGCCAAAGAAAAAATGGGGATCGAGGGATTTTACCAGTTTTTCTCTTTGCCAAAAAATATCAGTCAGAATAGCAAACTTATTGAAAAATTACGCTTACACGTTCGCAATAAGGAAAATTTGAATATTGGCGCGCTGATTAAATCAGGCGCAATTTTAAGCCATAAAACAGCCCACAATTTAATCCCCGCAACTGGGTTAAATGTTGTCGCGCGTCGATTAGCGGGTGAGACTACATATTCGCTCGAGGTAGATTATGGCGCACTTGGTAGCGGATCATCAGCTTTTACTGGAGCCAGTACACAATTAAATACCGAGGTTTATCGAAAGCAAGCCGCATCTCAAGCATATGATGCCAATATTTCATATATTGATTGGTTTATTGAATCCGGAGACGTTGCCGATCAGACATTCGAGGAATTTGGAGCATTCATTGACGGTTCAGGATCAGCCAATTCCGGTCAGGCTTGGTCGCTTTTAATTACCGGTGGTTGGGTGAAATCAGGATCAATATTTATTTCGGCCGCGTACACAATGACATCAGTTAACTAAATAATATGGCAGAAGCTAAAAACAACTATAATGCGGAAAAAGTATTGGACGACGACATTAACCAGATTGCAAAAAATGCAAATGATGGTGGTGGTTTTCGTGATACCGTAGATGCCGGAGAAACGATCAATGGCGCGACGACACCGGTCCCAATTTATATTGATTCAGCCGATGGCGAAGCTAAGGCGTGTGATGCTAATGATCAGGCAAAACTAGATTTTCACGGCTTTGCAATTTCTAATAGCACTGACGGAAATCCAATAGACCTACAAACAGCAGGCATCGTCCGTGGGTTCACCGGCTTAACTATAGGGGCAAAATATTATGCTCAAGACACTGCCGGGACTATTGGCACATCAATGGGAACATACGAGTTATTGGTGGGGATCGCTATATCTGCAACAGAGCTTTTGATTCAAAAAGGAAGCTTTGAGTATATGGGTTCAGTTAGTGAGTCTCAATCATCTGCATCAACAGGTGCATGGAGTGGCACTTTTACATCACCCGTGGGAGCAAGGTTTGCAATTATACAGTTTTCTCTTAATGGTGATCCAGTAGACTTTACTAGCTCGTTGGTTTTATCTGCAAAAGGAAAAACTAGCGGTTCATTTTCTGGGCAATATTTTGCAACAGGTGGTGGACTGGGAACAGTATCATTTTCTTGGTCAGGAACAACAATAACAATTACTGCTTCAACTGGTGGCAACCAAAACGTGACAATCGACGTCACCGGGACGGCTTATTTCTATAAGTAAATATAAATGTCTACCTTTTATTACAGCAAAAAATTAACTGCCACGCTCACCGAGCAGGAGTTTGATTTGCCTATATTAAGAGGTTTTACAATTATCAACGCCGGACCATATAACCTTATCATTCAGCTTGATGGACCAATTACGGCCGACAGTGTGGTCTTGCCGGTGGGATCTTCTTTGGAGATGCACGCTAGTTTTTTGACCTTAAGTTATCAGGCTCAAGAAGTAGGCGCGGGGAGTGAGTCAGCAGATTTTTCAATCGTAGGATTAAGACACGAAAAATTATGAAGAAACTAATCGCCACAATCGTTTTGATTTGCATGTTCGGCATCGTTGGAGTTGCCGGAGCACAAACATATACCCCGGGCAACTTTTGGAAGCAGTTGGGACAGACTATTTATTTACAATCTACATCGTGGATTTTGTCGGTCAATAATTATTTGAATTTTGGCGGAACAACTGGCTCGAGTGGTTTTGGTTTGAGATCAAATTCAGGGACGATGCAATTTAAAAATAACGGTGGGTCTTGGATTGATATTGGGACCGGCGGGGGTGGAATCGAGACTTTATCAAATGTCGGTGGAGGAGTTGAGGTTGTTTATCAGGTTGACGGATCAGATGGCCAATTTAGAACTTTTAATGGGACCGGCGGGATTGATGTTATTCAATCCGGTGAGGTAATCGAGATTGACGGATCAGGCATTGAAGTTGGTAATCCATTCGACCAAGATTTAAATACTACTGATGCCGTGCAATTTATCGGAGTTAGCACGACAAACGCCACATCATCAAATTTAAGTGTCACCAGTATCTTACCAATAAATGGATCATCGTCGATTGGATCAGTCAGCAATCCATTTCAGGATATCTTTGTTAATACACTTCACGCATCAACAACCCAAATTGACAATACCACCGAGGGGGACTTGGTGGTTAACAGCGACAATTCAAGCGCGGACACTGAAAGCTCTTATTTAATTTTTGATAGAGGGTCAGTTTCACCAAACGCAATTTTTGGATGGAATGCTACAAATCAATATTTAGAAACCAATCAGGATTTATTTATTAGTGGCAACGCGACATCAACATTTTTTGCTACCAGCCAGCTTTGCTTAAACAATGATTGTATTACCGAATGGAATTTTGATGATACTTTTGCCACCTCAACTTTTGCAAACAGCACAAGGCTTGTTTGGGCGGCTACTCAAATGACTAATTCCTCAATGCCAGCAGAGGATCGTATTTGGTTGAATTCAGCAACATATTATAAAAAAGCATCATTAACCAATGCATATCGTTTTAGAACTATCCGGGCAATGGGTACCGCTGGTCCAGCAGGGTCAACAATTAGGTTACAATATTCAACCGATAAAACAAACTGGTTTAACGCCGGTCAAAATGCCAACGACACTTGCACGCTTGTTGGCACAGCATCAACGCCATGTAATTGGACCACTCTTGTTCAGGGAGCAAGGGGAGATGTTTGGCTTCGCTATGTTACCAATGGAGGCACAGGAACAAGCCCGACATTTAGAGACTTAACCACTGAATTTCAGGTTTATGCCACTACCGATAGTCCGAACGCCACCACCACTCAATCAATTGTTTTCTCATTACCAGCGACATATCAGCAATGGAATAACATACCATCAGCGGCGTCAGGCGGTAACTATGTAAACTTTAGCTCGGCAACATATAACAAGATAACCAACTTTGATAAGGCGAATAAGTACCGCATTATTTATGCTGTCTCAACAACAACAAACGCGGTTAATACCCCGGATCCGGGAACCACTATTGATGTTCAATACTCATATGATAATACCAACTTTTTCAACTTAAACAGTGGAACAGCATCACCGGCAACCGGTAGTGGACAAATTGATATTTCAGCTCAACCATATAACGAGCTAATCGCTGGCAACTGGGTTGATATAGCAGAGGGAGGTAAAGGCGCAGTGTGGCTTAGATTTGTGGCATATGGAGGCAATGGGGTCAATGATATTCGTTTTAATTACTTAGGAATTGAGGTTGAGACGCAGTTGCAAGCAGAGGCCTTTGATTCAGGGCTATGGGTTTATGATACTTTTTGGGATTTAGATGGAATAACTACCACATCGACTCAAGCACTATGGTTTCAGGGACCAATTTTTGCGTCATCAACTGCTCAACTTTCTGATGTGGTAATGAATGGCAACGCAACGACGACAGGATCAATGCACGCTTCTGAATTTTGTATTGCTAATGATTGTATAACTTTATGGCCAACTGGAGGCGGGGGAGGAAATCCATTTAATCAGCAACTAGATACAACAAACACGCCGGAATTCTTTGGCTTAACAATGAATACCAATAGCTCTTTTGCTACCACTACTATTGGAGATCTTAATAATTATATTACTTTTGGTCGCACCACTTATACAGGCGGACTCGGGGTTTTAGATTTTCCAACCATTGAATTTACTAGCACCGGAAATCCTTTGGCTGAAAATTTGGGTGGAGTAAAAAGAGGATTTGGAATTTTTGGGACTGATGCAGATAATCCAACACTTGCCTTTTTTCCGGGAGATTTTGCTGATTCAGGGGACATTGCTTTAATGCAATATGCATCCGGAACAGGTGTATTTTTACTTAATGATGCATCATCGAGCGGAAATTTATTCTTTGGCACAGTTGGCAGTGTTTTTGCCTCAAATTCATTTCTTATTGGAACCACCACAACATCCACTCCATATGGGTTATTGGTTGAAAATAAAAACATCAGAAATCAAAGCACAAATAATTATGGTCTAGGTGATTATACTACTGCCTTTGAAACAGGACTTATTACCGAGGTGCCTTTCTTCGGCACACAGCAGGTGGCAAATTATGCTATCTCAACCAGCACAGATGATACCAATAATACAAGCACAGTTGGCATTATCGGAGCTGGTAAATCAGGCGGTGTCTATGGGCTAGGTCGACAAATTGGCGCGGCTGGTGTTTTGGAAGATCGATATATAACAGTTGGAATTTTAGGAAATAAATTAAATGATCACACTCGAGTTGGAGTTTATGGTCTCTCACCATCAGCTACATCAACCGGGACCAATGTTGGCGTTAGAGGCCAAGCAAGTAGTGGATTATTAAACTACGGATTATTTGGTTTAGCCACCGGTAACACTGGCACAAAGTATGGGGTGTTTGCTTCAACTACTGGCACAGGGATAAACTATGCTGGATATTTTGCCGGTGATGTATTTGTTACCAATGGAGGTGTTACATCAACAGAATCAATCCACTCACCGGAATTTTGCCTTGCCGGAAATTGCATCACTTCTTGGGCGGCAACTTCTCCATGGACTTCTTATGCCAACGGACTTTATTATAACGGCGGGACAGTAGCAATTGGCACCACTACGCCAGACACAAGTGCTGGATTAGTTGTTGCTTCTACTACCGCGCAGGTTGGCATTCAAAGCATCGGGACTACTTTTGGTGGCTATTTCCAAGGTGGCACATATGGAGCCTTTGCTATCGGAGATAGTATTGGATTATTTGCTTCTTCTACTGTTGGAGTAGCTGGTAAGGGTAGTGTCTATGGAGTTTCAGGAACGCTTAACGACGACAGTGGAGCAGTCGGTTATCTTGGCTTGCATCGTTACACTAATCAGGGTCTTTATGGCACAGGTGGGGTCTATGGAGAAGTTGACAATGCTACCACCACCGGAGTAAATATCGGGTTGGTCGGATATGCTGATGGTGGCTTATACAATTACGCTGGATATTTTGCGGGTGGCGATGTCTTTGTTAATGATAATTTGGGAATTGGCACATCAACCCCATTTAGTAAATTATCAGTTATTGGTGACATTTATTCAGAGGCCAATAGAAATGTTGGTGATTTTAATTTTTCAACGATTGGAAGAACCAGCGCTTTAGTTGAAAACCTTTTTGATCCGGGAAGTGGTGAGAATTGGTATGTAGGATCATATATTTCCGCAACATCAACCGAATACGATCAAGCATCTACCACTATTGGAATTTATGGCAATGGGCAAACAGTCGGCATTGTGGGTTATGGTCAAAATGTTGGATTGGTTGGGGCTGGCCAACAGCAAGGAGGTTTATTTGTGTGTACTGATCCAAATTGTACCGCGGTTAATGCTCAAGGTAATTTGGGGGTTTCCGGAAATTCTTTAGTGGGCGGAAATTCTACCACCACAGGACTAACTGTTTTGGGCGCAGGATTATTTGATATCGGATCATTTACTGTCGGCACTGTTGAGGACGGCGTAGCAAGTAGCACTCAACCAAGAATAGAGATCGGTGTTTTGGACTTACCAGCTTTAGGTGGGTTTGGTGTGCAGGTACCATTGATCAATGCCAAAGTGTGTTCTGATGCTTTAGGTTTCTGCCCAATAAATGGCTTGGGAGCATTAAATGCATTATTTGTTGGTGAAGATACAAGTGCCGGTGACTCTAATCCGGTATTGTCATTTTCTAATTTTGATGGATCCGATACCTCAAGCATTGAATATAACACTACGAGCGACAAATTCGTGTTTTTTGATGTTTCTCAAGTTGATTTTTATTCACCACTCTTAATTGCCACATCTTCACCATGGCTTGTATTTACTGAAACAGGTGGCAATAATGCGGCTATTCAATATGTAGAATCAGGGGACCAGCTTCGATTCAGCAATGCATCCTATTTCTTTGATAACGATGTCACCATTGCAGATCTGCCGGCCGTTGGAAATGATCCATTGTGTTGGGACGGATCAGGAGAAAGCCAAATCGGTGATTGTACATCTTTGGCTAAATACAAAACAAATATAACTGATTTATCATCAGGCTTGTTGGACATTTTAAAACTAAAGCCAAGATCGTTTGACTGGCAGAGAAACGCTGATGGTAGTTTGGCAACAAGTAGTCCGGCAACACTTGATCATGATACAGGATTTATTGCAGAGGAGGCAGAGCAGGCCAATGCAGGATTTGCTAGATATGATCAGGACGGAGAATTGCAGGGGATCAATGAGACCGGTATTTTGGCGGCGGTAGTTAATGCCATCCAAGATTTGTTTGCCAAAATTACCGGATTAGAAAGTAAGGTTAATGAGCTTGAACAAAAAGCTGAAAAAATAGATCTCCTCGAGAGGCGCCTTGAGGAGCTAGAAAAACAAATAAATAATAATCCGGTAAGTATACAGCCATTGTTGTATACGCCGGCGCCAGCAAGGAGGTAAAAATGACCGATAATAATGGGATCATCAATTCCTATGATGATTTTAAAAAATTAAATCAGGACGAGCAGAATTTTCACATATACTCAAGATTAACCAAGATTCAAAACAGTGATGACCTTGATCGCAGATATGCTCTTAAGTGGGTTGAGAAAGTCATTATTTGGGCAGGCACGATTGGTGGAGGAGTTATTTTAATGGCTTTGATAAATCTAGTCATTAAATCTCAATAGATCTTTAAACTTAGTGAGTCACTGGCTCAACATTTCTACCGGTGTTGAGACGCATTTTCTTCACGTTTGGCCTTGCACATAGTGCTGGGCCAGTGGCTCATTAACTACCAAGGAGGAACCAAGAATGAAAGACAGGCTAATCATTTATGGCGCGCTTCTTGGGATCATTGCTCTTTTATACATGCTTTTGGCACTTAAAAGGCTCTATGGGGCCTATAGGAGGGTGCAATCATGGTCAGTCGGGAGATCATAAGGAAACTTGAAAATGCGGTTTTGGCATTCGAGGAAGAACCATGTGAGTACACAATCAACGAAAAGGAGCGCCTTTATATCGAGTGTTGCCAAGACCATGGCAGGATCGTCGCCGACCTCACGGTCCACAACGCAACGAAAGTGGCACGCAATCGTCTACAGACGCAGGTAAGCTGAACCATCGGGCTTTCCCTGTCTGAAAGCCCACTTTTTTACCAAATATGATAAAACACAAAATACTATTTTTAACGCACCATGTCGATGACAAGATCGATGTTATTAAGCAAGGAGTTAATGACACGATTAAAAGTTTTAAAACTGCCAGCAATCAAGAGATAGATGTTGAGGCTAATTATTATGATATCAGTGGGTATCCACTATTGGGTGAGAGTATAACCATGATCACCGGATCGGATAATCAGTCATATAATGTGATCGCGGTGACAAGGGCTCAACTGTCAGGATTGGGGAGAATAGTTGAGTCAGAGCTAGGAAAAAATTTTGATTTAATTGTGCTGTTATTTAAGCCGGATAATGTTAATCCAAAAAGTGGGGCGGCGCTACATAATGCTCAATATATTGATGGCTTCACAACGATTCAAATTCCGATATTTCCACAACATGAACGCTACGCCATGTGGGTTACTTTGGCCCATGAGGTATTGCACGGCTGGTACCACCTTATAAACGAGCGTGGGGGGCTAAAATTGACCGATGACGTGCATCAACACACTACTTTCGATGATCCACGCTATTTAGCCAACTACCAGCATATAATGGACAATTTAAAGCCTTATTATTATTTACTTGAAGAACCTATGAGCACGCAACCAAATACGGATCTCAACAAGCTGAATCCGGCTTTTAGGCCACTAGCCGAGGAGTTGATCCGCCGGGGAAAGATTGGATCGTGGAAAGCATTTATTACCGAGGGCTGGCGCAGTAACGAGCGACAAAATTATTTGTATGCGCAGGGCAGATATGCGCCATACAATAAAATGCCAATTGTTACCAACGCTAAGGCGGGGCAATCAGATCACAACTTTGGACTAGCTGTTGATGTTGCATTTAAAAATTCTTTTGGTCGGGTTTCATATGATCCAAATCTTTTTTTGCAACTAGCACCAATTGCCAAGGAAATTGGCTTAAGCTGGGGAGGGGACTGGAAAGATTTTATTGACATGCCTCACTTCTTTATCACTGCAAAGCAAGCACAAGAGTTAACCGGGCAAAATGTTAAACTGGTGCCTTATGAGGGTAAATATCTTTTAGTCACTGATGATCTTGGTAAGGTTTATAAGATAGAAAAAAATCAGCCGGTATTTAAAGATTCAAATAAGCAACCAAATAAACACATCCCTTTGGTTGATGCCATGATTGATGAACTTAAAAAATTGGATTTAGTGATCGGAGTGGACGAGAAAAACTTTGAGATATTAGATGGGCCACGGCTCGAACCTTACGAGGGTAAATATCTAATGAGAGTAAAAAATAAAGGTGAATTCTACAAGGTATCGAAAAACAAAAAGATTTTCCTTGATTCAGAAAAGCAACCCGATCGTCATATTCCGCTGGTTGATGAAGCGATTAACGTGTTAAAAAATCTTGGTCTATTGGTCGGGACCACGAAAAATAAATTTAATGAATTAACAAATAAATAAGTATGTTGGATATTGTACAATTGCAAAACTTGGCCCCATTGGCTATTGTTTTGGTGCCGTTAGTGACTGGTATTGTCGAAGTGATCAAGCGGGCAACCGCCATTGAGACAAATTGGTTGCCGTTAATTTCGGTCGCCGTAGGATCATTGGTCGGACTGTTGGTTGTCGGCGTGTCAGTTTATGGCGCCGTGGTCGGCGTAATTATGGGATTGGCCGCAACTGGGTTATGGGAATTTGGCAGTAAAGCATCAAAGTGATAAAATAAAATTGGTAGTGAAAAGAAGAATAGATCGTCACCCTTAAAAAAGGTCTCGGCTATTCCGCCATCTATAAAAACCCCTTAATTTAAGGGGTTTTTATATTCTTGACAGCCATATTTGCTGTAAGGTATAATATTGGTATCTTTAAAATCTTTTCCCATTTAGTAGATGGGAGCGCAGGTCCAAAATTCCGATACCACAAAAGGAAGAAAGACCATCGAGCGTGGTTAGCTCCGCCAGACCTTCGGGTTTGCGGGGTGCTACTAACACTCGCCGCAAGCTATGATTAGCTGAACGGCGGGGCTACTGCGCTGGATGGTTTTTTATATGCGGATTTATTTGTTATCGACAAATAGAGGGTCGGACGCAATCGATAATATAAAAGGACATCCTGCAATTTAACAAATAACTATTTTTGCCATGAGTAAAAATGTTATTAAGTATAAGGTTGGTAGAGATGCTGAAACCGGAGAATTTATCTCTGTGAAAGAAGCTCAACGCCGACATTCTACTGCGGTTGTTGAAACCATAAAACGCAAAGCGTAATATGGTGATCATGAAACCAAACAATCCTAATTGGAATCGTCCAACAACATTTCCAATTATCACAAAAGCCACCATTTAGGTGACTTAAGTGGTCAAATAGATTGCAACTATTTGAGGAATGATTGTTTTGAGAAACCCTGCTTTTTAAAGTGGGGTTTTTCTTTTTGCAAGTAGTACGTTATAGCGTAGCATCTTGCAGATTCTAATAATAGAATAACACCTTACAGATGTCAAGTCTATACTTTTTTTATAAATATTTCGTCGCTTGGTAAAGCCAAAATTATAAATCATTTATACTTTTATCAACAGTGGCATTTGACAATTGCAAATCTATGAAGTAAGTTATCAGGTTCAACATAGCGCACCACGACCAAGGGCAGAAGATCTGTCGGAGCGCCGGGCTATTTTTGTTGCACTAATATAAAGTGCTACAATGACAATGCCCCTGTCCACTTGGTCGTGGCGGGGGCTTTTTGTTATGCAAATATGTATTTAGATGAAGCAGTAAAACAATTCGATTTATATAATTCCGTGAAAAATAAAGCCAATACGGCTCGCGGTTATTCTTTAGTGTTGCGTCAATTTGCTTTGTATAACAAAAATTGCCACATAGAGGATATTGATATTAACATGGTGCTCGAGTGGTTTGCACTGATGCGTCATTTAGGGTGGGACGAGAATAGCTTTGTCACAAAGTCAATTGCCTTGAGAAAGTTTTTTGAGTTTTTTAAACGGCAAAAATATCCAGTATTAGACTATGAGTTGATCCCGGTGCCCGCGACTCGCCACGCTATGCCAAGGATACTCGATGAGGCAAACTATCAAAAGTTATTGACCGTTGTGCCGGATAAAACAGCCGACGGCCGACACATACGAAATCGGGCAATAATTTCAATGCTTTGGGATACTGGAGCGCGCAATGGTGAGGTTTTATCACTTAACCTTGATGACATTAAACTTGAAGAAAAAAGGGCAGTCATTAGAACAGAAAAGGCCAAAAGCAAACGGCCATTCAGAGAGATTTATTGGACCAAGAAAACCAACAAATATTTAAAGGAATGGTTAGAAAAAAGAGAACAGCTTGCGCACACAATGGAGGCCATTGATCCGCAGGCTTTATTTATTTCTATTTGCGCCGGGCAACACGCAACGTCCGGGAGAAGATTTGGCATTAAAGGCGTTGGTGAAATGTTGCGCCGGTATTCCAACAAGGCAGGGATTGAAACGGTCAACGCCCACAGCTTTAGACATCACATGGGACGCAACATTGTGGAGCAGGGTGGCAGTAATTCCGACGTGGCAAATATACTCGGTCATTCATCTTTGGCCAGCACTTTTATTTATACGCAGTTGTCGAACAAGGAGCTTGAACAAAGATATCGCCGATTTGTTAAGGATAAGATTTGACAAAACGGCTGTAAGGGATTATCATTTATTTATTATGGTAATGCCAGCAAAATCACTACGAAATACTGAAATTGTAAGGTTGCGCGATCAGGATCCGGTAAAATATAGCTGGAGACAGTTGGGCGATATGTTTAGCATTAGCCACATGACAGTCAAGGAGATTTACGAAAGAACCAAGCCAAAAATGGATAGCGAAAAAGATATTAAAACCCGAGTGTAAGGTACGCTCGGATTTTTTTAATTTTTGGGGTCTTGACTAGCGTAAGGGATTGGTGTAAAATTAGATTAGGACGTTACATTTTTAATTAAAAATCTCGTAGAGCGTACCCACGCCCACGGCAATAAGTTTAAGAAATGTCATGGCAGTGGGTAGTTAAAAAGGCGAAATAAAGCCAATTTTCAACAAAAGCTCTACGAGAAATCGTGGAGCTTTTTGTTTAGCCTAGGCGCTCAAAAAGTTTTCCACAGTTAATGCCTTTTGCATCTCGATGCGCTAGGCAAAGGAGAAAACCTTATGGACCAAAGCAGGCCATCTCTTAATCAGCAAAGCTACTTTTTGGAGCTTTTAAACAGTACTGATTGGGGCTGGCACATCGATTCAGACGTCAGGTGGCAAGTGGCCGAATATATAACCCTCGGCCAGTACAAACGAATGTTAGCACTAATATTCAGCCATCAAGACGCCGAAGCCTCAAAATTTTTTGAGGAATTAAGAACTAAAGCCCCGCAGTCAAACAGACTGCCGGGCAAAGGAAATCAAACCTTATGACTTTACAACTAAGAAAAGCCGAGAGAAAAAAGGCTAAACTACGCATCGGAGTATTTGGACCTAGTGGATCCGGCAAAACAATGTCAGCGCTTAAAATGGCGCGCGGCATTACAGACTGGGAAAAGATTGCGGTCATTGATACTGAAAACCAAAGCGCCGATCTTTACTCAAATTTAGGACCTTACAACGTGATGACCCTAGAGGCGCCGTTTACGCCGGAGAAGTATATCGAGGCAATCACTGCCTGCGAGAGCGCCGGCATTGAGGTAATTATTGTTGACTCCATCACCCATGAATGGGCCGGGCCCGGCGGAATATTAGAAATTGCCGATCAGCTTGGTAAGGATGCGAGAAACAGCTTTGCCGTTTGGGGGAAATTAACACCGCGCCACAACAAATTTATCAACAAGATTTTGTTTACCAACGCTCATGTCATTTGCTGCGGACGATCAAAGCAGGACTATGTGCTTAATCAGGTTGAAAAAAACGGCAAGGTGGTCAACATCCCCGAGAAAACCGGACTCAAGGCAATTACACGCGAGGGCTTTGACTACGAAATGACTGTCTCATTTGACCTTAGCATCAGCCATTTAGCCATCTCAACAAAAGACAGAACCGGCATTTTTCAGGATAAAGTGGAAAGCGTAATCAGCGAGGAGACCGGCAAAAAATTGATTGCTTGGGCCAACAGTGGCGCTCAAGATCTAGAAGCCGACAAGTTGACCATTAAACATTTATGCGACTCCATAAATCCAATTCTGACAAGCAAAGCTGACTACGAAACGCTGGTTAAAAAGGTTACTCAACTAGATCTAAACGACCCTAAAAACTACGAGGAAATTATCAATCGGCTAACCATCACAAAACAGGACGGTGGCATCGGGCTAGGAGTTGATCAGCCAATTGACCTGCCGGAAACAAACCTTGATGCCGACCCGCAGTTTGCTGGCGATCAGAATCCCGACATTGAAACCGGCAAACAGAAAATGAACCAAAAATTGCAAGAGATTAACCGGCAAGGAGACAAGGAGGCGTCTGTATGAACGAGCGACAACAAGGATGGAGAGATCTAAGGCGCGCTAAACACAATGTCAATGTAATTAACCAAGCAATTCAGTTATTAAGGGGGATAAAGAAAAAAGAACAGATCCACTACGAAGAAGTAAGCGCGCATTTAAAAGATAACAACGAATAAATATGCGCCACAAAAACAAAAACAAAAAAATCAGATTATTGATGTTTGCCATAATTTGTCTATTCCTTTGGCTGGTAGCGACCAACGTGATCGCTACTCGCCAACCGGTAGAGCATGACGGGGCCCGGCCACAATCGGCATCAAGCGCAGAGGATAGTATTCAGTCTGCGCCCCCGGCATCCGCAATTGATCCGTGTTTACTTGATACGGTGGTATGCGAGCACGAAAACGTGCAGGAGTATATCACCACCATCAATAATGGCCGGATTGATAATCAAATGTTATTAGATATCGCTTGGTGTGAAAGCCGGTTTAATCCGGCCGCCAAGGGCGATAATGGAGCATCTAGGGGGCTTTGGCAGATCCACCGGCCAAGTCACCCCAACGTATCAGATGAATGTGCATTTGACGTTGAATGCAGTACCGAGTGGACCATTGATCAAATCTTAAAAGGGAATTTGAAAAAATGGACGTGCGCGTATGTGATGGGTTACCTAAAAAAATAAAAAAACAAGCGTAATGAAAGGATACACGCCAATAAAGAACGGATTATTTACCAAGCATCATTTAGATCGGCTTGGTGAGTCATGGATTTTGTTTGGGAAATATTTGTCATTTACTAAAGCACCCCTAAGCAAAAGAGATCCGATCAAGCAAGAGGCGTGTGTTTTTATTTACCCAAATGCGATCCAAAAACAACTTGACATAGATAAGGAAAC